CCTCCACCGATTCTTACAGGAAGAGATGCCATATCGATTCCCGTAAGAGCACCTTCCGGGGCTGCGCCTGCGACTGCTTCCGAGCCAGACGCTCCCGCAGCCCCTAACCCCGATAGAAGCCCCGCAGTTATTCCAGCACCGACCACTCCCTTGATGATGCCGGGTCGCATGTCGTTGTTCTTGCTGATGGTAGCATCGTGGGCAGTCTCGTTGTTCTGTCCAATGAACGCGGCTTTAGCTCCTGGGAACTCAGCCTCGTACTCATCCCAAGAATCTTCCCAGTCTCTAATCGCCCACCGCTTCTCCGTTCCGCCCTCCATGTTCATCAGATTCGGAGGGCGAATCGGAGGCGGAGGTTTGTACCCTGGAGACTTCTCGAATTCCGACCACTGATCCCGCCAACGGTATCGACCTCGGTCTTCGGATCCGACACCGAGTACGCCAAATCGATCGCCGCCTTCGTAGTTAGCGAATTGGAACCCGTCAGGAGCTTCCCCCAAAGGAGCAACGACGTCTCTATCCGGGATGAAGTCCCCAAGTGCTCTCGATGAGTTCTTAATATAGTTACCGTCGGCGTCGTACTTGCTCTTGGCCCAGTCGGCAACAGGGGCGTATCCACCTTGCTGTGACATTATCTATGCTCCTACAGATCTACTGCGTAATTGAATTCTTCGGCCCACTCGTGCCAGAGATCGTAATCATCTGGGTCCGGAGGGCTGAACGCCGAAATTTCGTTGATACCAATGATTGCGCGAGCCCACTCCTTCCACTGAGACTCGTCGCGAACCTTTATGATAGGGGTGTTCGCCGGAAGCAGGAGGGACGTATTGTCCATCCAGTCTACCGCGCCGGTTCCCCTGACGTCGATCACGATTCTACCCTCGTATCAGTTGGGCCGACGTGAATCACGGGCTGACCCATCTCGTAGTCGCCGTCTTTGGTATTGGACTCGAATTTGAAACTCATGAGGCGACGGACTTCCTTCTCCGTAACAGTCTGCTCACCAGGAGTGCTCGCGGACGACGAGAAGGTTATGGGTAGACTATCCCTGACCTCTGCGCGAGCGTTAGATCTTCCACGAACGATCACCGTCATGTCGCCGGTCTGCTTGAAGTCAGGTTCTATCCTGTTCACGCGCATGCTCTGGTCGGTCGGCTCGTCTGACTTGAACATGGCAAACTCAGCCGTTTCGAAGTACGACTGGATAGCTTTCTCAGTTCCGCCTAGGTCAACCTCGTTGACTCCGTCCTCGTGCTGCCAAAGAGTGTACGCCCCACTGTCAACGTCTACTCCGGTCATGAACGGCTTCTCGTATATCGACGGGACGACGCCGTCAGCTCTGCCGGAGTGCGGGAGCTCAGTGTCGTACCAGTATCCCTCGCGGATGTTGAAGATGATCGCGTGGGTACACTCCGTCGCAGTCCCCCTCGGGTAGCACCACCAAATTTCACCGAACCGAGGGACTTTGTACGCGAAGACCTTCTGGCGCTCCGCGAAATTGAGGTTGTCAAAGAAGTGGTTCACGTTCTCGTTATTGGGGACTTCGCGAACGACACCGTTAAACATGACGATGCGATCAGTCTCCAGCCAGAAGTGAATTCCGTCGTACTCAATAATACTTCGCGTGGACAGGATGGACAGATCGTCCGCTATAGTGTCGAAGTCCCATATTGACGATCCGCCCACGAACGTAGTCTTGATCAACGCATCCAGAGACCATAATAGGCCAGCCGGGTTCCCGCTCCCGCGCAACTTGTGACCCGCCACGATCTTAGAACTCGTGATGCGAGCTTCCCCAGATTGACCTCCGGTATACGTATCCGGCTTGTTCGCGTCGCTCCATACGACGTACCCGTCACTGCCGAACGTGAACATATACGGGTGAAGCGCGAAGATCCCACCGGACAGGACCGGAGTCAGCGCGGTCAGCAAGCTAGTCCCGCACACGTCGCCAATGTACATCGCACCGGGGGAAGAGCTGTCGATGTTCGTCAAGTTCGGCGCAACGTGGGCAATTATTTTGTTCGTCACCGACGTAGCGTCGAACATGATGGCGAACTGCCACAGGTTATTCGCGTTCGCCGAGAGCGCAGTGGGCGTCCTGGTATTGTTGCCAGAAACAATTCCCGAAGAGGTTACGTTGATCTGCTGAAGCCCGTTCGCGCCGCCGAGGTGAATACAACTTTCCCCATCCTCAGAGAACACGACCGCACCTCTGGAAATCTCAGCGAGTGAACCCGACAGCGTAGTGTACCCTCCCATTTTACGAGGGCGACCACGCTGGAACCGGCACCACTGAGCATCGGCGTACTGATCCCCGTCGAGGTTCGTGCCGTCTCTCGACACGCCTCCCTGAGATGCAAGGATTATCGGGGATGTTCTCACTACGCAATCCTTCGAGCGTGTAGGTACGAGCCCTTGAGCAGAGTCAGGTTACTTCCGTCAGACACAGACTGAGCCCATCTCATTTCGAGAGTGTCAGCAACTGTCAGATGAGAGTGTATGTATCCCTTGACGAACACTGCGGAATTGCCAGATCCCGTTGGAACTTGTGTCTGAGTGGAGGTGAGCCCGGTCTGCGATGCAACGGAGAGTACTCCGGCCGACAGGAGAGTTCCCCAGTAGTCCCACCCGAACGCCGATTCTTGCTCAGTCTGGTTGTAGATGAGATCCCACTTGAATCCCATAGTGCCGTTGGCAACGTTGAAGAGGAACAGACCTTCTATGAGATAGTGCGAGTCAATCACCAGAGTGATTCCCGCCAAGTCTGCATCGGTTGACATCGCAGTATCGGTGTTAGTCGTTTCGTCTGCCGTCTTTCGCTTGGTGATGCCAATCACGTCCTTCAAGTTAGATGGTACGATGGCCAGCGAACTAGATGATAGCGCGATGGCTTCGGCGTCAGTGGCAATTTCTATGCGACCAGCCGCAGTCGTAGACGCCAGGAGCGTGTTGACTGAGTTACCGACAGTGACAAACGCAGAGCCGTCGCAGACAACTATAGTAGACGACAGAGGTGGAAGCGTGATGGTCGCCGCAGCGTCGATTAACTCAGCTCCATTTGGGTCGATGGTCAAATCGCCAGAACCAGAGTTGCGTACGAGACAGAACCAGTCCGCCGCGAGCGTCGCCGCCGCTGTCAGATCAAACGTCCCCGCTCCCCCGGTCCAGTTGATAAGGCGAGCTCGATCAGCGGCGTCTACAGTGTAGGGCGAAGAAGACTTGTCGTCCTGGTCGACCTTCTGATTGAGCGTCGTAGTGACCGCTTTGATTCCCGCCCCGACGAGTGACGCAGCGGACGCGGACGAAGTGCCGGCTCCGAATTCTAGAGACCTCCATGTTCCGTTCGCCGTAGAATTATCCGCGAGATAAATAGACCATATCTCACCGGACGCCACTGCCTGAACAGTATTTCCTCCAGTATCGACGACCGTGAACGTGTTCGCGCCGAGATTATTAACGATTACGATCTTACCGTTCGGGCCTTTCGTGGCATCGGGGAGAGCCAACGTCAGTGAAGTCGTAGACGCGGTGATGTCTAAGATGTCCGCGAGTATGTTCGCAGATGAGACCTGATCGATCGGCCACTCCAGCGTCGCGTTCGCAGCTATGGTCAGAGCTAAGTAGCTAGTCCCAGATGGGAGAATCGTACCGCTCCCGAATACTAATGTATAAGTCGACATAATCTACGCCTCCTGACGCGTACTTGTTCGATCTACGATTTTCTGAAGGTCTTCCTCGTTTATCGCGGCGAAGCTCTTGTTGGCCTCGGCGTCCCACAGACCTATGTTGTCCGCGTCACCGACGAACTTCGCAAGCTCGTGCAGCGCAACGGGCAGAAGAACCTCTGGAGCCAAGTCCGTGAGCCAGTTAGACTCGTTGGTCCCCGAAAGAAGCTCCGGGAGTTCGTTGTACACGATTTCAAACGGGTACGTTGCATCCGGAGTTCCAGCGAACAGCCAGTGCTCCGCGTCGTAGTCCGCGTAGAACTTGGGCTGAATCTCCACCGTAGGATCCGGATGGAACATCCTGCAATACTCGTAGGACCTCGGGTACAGATGAACTCTGGTGTCGTTGTTCGTGCTCGTCCCAAAGTTAATGCTGATGGTCTTCCGCCATCGCGCTGGCTTGTCGTACACGGAAGTTCCCACCACCATCGTGGACGTGGCTACGCTGAGCAGACCCTGGAGCTTCAACCTGCGAGATATGTTTCTCTCCGCGAGGTTAATGAGCGAGGGGAGCTGCGCGACTGCCGTCGTATCGTCAGCCCCAGCTCGCTCCAAGTATTTCGCCATATCGCTCTTGAGCGATGTGAATGTCATTGTCGCAGCCACGTCCGTTTCTCCTAGTTAGACTTCTTAGAAACTTTCTTCTTAGAAGATCTTTTCTTCTTACTGCCGTTATCGTTGCCGGTAATCTTTTCCTTGACAGCCTGGAGACGACCATGCGCCGCGTCACTGCGAGCCATGAGAACTCCCCACTCAGCAGGAGAAGGACTTCGCCCCTCGTCAGCAAGTATCTGAACCTGGGCTGTGAACACCTTCAGTTCAGCGCCAGCGCTCTCGCCAAGGTTAACGAGCGTCGCGAGCTTTCCGAGTACTTCGGAGATCTGATCCGTACGCATCCCGCTTCCGCCGCCTAGTGCGGGGTTGTTGGTTATAGCCCCGACCAGGCGGATGGCCAGACTGATTAGTTGAAGGTGTTCCATTACTGTTCCTCTCTTACGATGCTAACAAACGAACTCAGGATCGGCGACACGTTGTCGACCCAGTCGTCTAAGTTCCTCACTACTATGTCCAAGCGATCTGCGGTAGTCTCCCCGGAATCTATCTGAGCTCGGATTTCGTTGTACTCTTCGAGTGCTCCGACGACAGAGTCCATTCCAGTCTTCGCGTCGTCCTCGGCGTTTATGATTCTTAGTGCCGAGTTGTCACTGAGCTGGCCACTCTCAACCAGATCTGCCGCGCTCTCAGAGAACACGACGAACATCCCGTACGCCGCGAACGCTCGCTGCTCCGCAGTGTCTGCCGCCGCCATTGGGTTGATGGACGCGCATCCTGCTGCCACAACCATGACCGCCCACACGAGCCACAGAGCTGCGGCGTTCTTGCTGCGAGTAATCATAATTTTCCCCCTCCGTCCCCGGTTCCAGTCGCGCCGTTGATCAGTCTCCTAACGGAGATCGCCTGGAAATCCTTCAGGAAAGATATCGCGCTCCCGACAGCGAGGATAATCCACGCCAGAGAGTTCACGTCAGCCAGAGAGTTCACGCCGGTCTGTTGCAGAAGCGCAATCATCCCAGTGAGAAACCCGATCAGCGAAGCCGTCAAAGCTCCCAATATCGTATTCATCTTCATCTTACGCTCTCCTCATACAGTTCCAAATGTCCCCAGTCCATGAAGGTCTGGTCCGTCGTTAATCCATCCATATCCCAGTCTCCGCCCCAACGAAGGCGAAGACCATTATCAAGCGCCGCTGACATGAAGACGCCAGCAACTAGGGCGAATATGTGAGTATCTTCCCACGGAATCGCCACTCCGCTGACGTACGGTCCAAAGTCAAATGCGTGGGACCACGGATCTCCATTAGCATCGACGATGTTGTGTTTCGAGTTCGGCCATTTGAGCTTACTCGCTCCGACGCGAAACAACTGATCCTGGGTATCTTGGCCGCTCCAGCCTCGAACAATTGCAACGTCAACCGGACACAGAGATAGCCCCACGTTCATAACGTGTATCAATTCGGCCCGACACCCGTCTCGGTTGGCTCTGGAACTTTCGCCGTATTGCCAGGACATCTTAAATCCCCTAAGTACAGACCAACATCGCTTCAGGGAAGGCTCTGCCGGTGAGCTCTTCGAATTCACCAAGCACCCGCGCCTGCGCAGAGCGATAGAGCTCAACGCTGATTCCCATGCAGATGAACTGCTGGTTGTCCAGTATCTCGTTACGCAAAGACGACTCCAGTGTTCGATCTTGTTTCTCGCCTACCGTCTCAATGGCATCAGTGTTGGCGTCGACCCTGTTCGACAGCTCAGTAAATTCTGACCGAGTAGTACCGTCCCCGTGTGCAGCAACTTGGTGAGCCAGAACTGCACCGTCGATGTATCCGGTGAGTAACCAACCTGTCAATAATACCGGCCCAAGTCCTAACACTGATGAGATCATGATACTTGCTCCATGTTGTCTAACTCTGTTCACTGATACGTTCCCCAGTCTGTAAATATAAAAAATTAGTTGTCATGGCATTCCGACCCAAGAATCGTCAGACCAGCCAGACCAAATGCCATCTTCCCAGATGCCTGGGGTTGTCGTGGACGTAACTTCCGTCGTCGGAGGATCAATAATCGTGTCCGGACGAGAGAACCTAAGATGAATTTCTTCGTACGCCTTCGGGGGAAGGCGATACGGGTCGTAGTCATCCAGGTCAGCCTCGCAGACCAGGAGTCCCGGAGTGTTCGGGTCCGGATGTAAGTCATCCAAAGACATCTTCTTCTGACATCTGGCGCAGACGCCGATGCCATACGTTGTCTTGCCTGTCGGGTCGAGGAATCGGCTCATGCCGTGTACGCCCGGAAGTTCGGCATCAACTTGACGGGAGACCCGTCGCTCTCGTTAGACCAGGAGATCTTAGATTCTCTGTCCCAGTCCGCGTCGAGAAGCGGGATGAGAGATTTGTCGGCCTCCTTTATTTCTCGGCATGCCTTCCTCGCGACACCGCAGATGATCGCCTCAAGCCACTGTTGAGGAACCTCAATCTCCTGCGCCATAGTCCCGACGTCTTGTATGAGCTTCTTAACGTACCCAGAGTATTGATACGTGATGTACGACGAAGACGGTAACGGCCAGACCGTAACGACGTTCTGAACTCCTTGACCGGCAGCTTGCTTGTCGTACCAGAACTGAGTAGGTCGGCCCGACGAATTCTTGTTCGGCAAGTTGGAATAGTCATCCATGTTCATCTTGTACATGGGTATGTCCTGCGGAGAATTGGCGAACACGAGTTCTGCGACATCAAGGACGGTAGTCCCGTTCGCGAGAAGCCGGAAGTACGTGTGGGTCGTCATCTCTTCTACGTCAACCCAATACCACTCTCCGCTGACAGCCGACAGAGCTGCGTTCGTGAACAGAGTCGTGTAAGTTATTCCATCCTCAGATCCTTGAAGACTGACACTCCAAGTTCCGGTCGCGTTGGCGCGTATGCCAAGAGTGTCGACTAGCGCCGCGCTGGTCAACTGCATCGCGATGTTTCCGGCCTGAGTTGTCTGAGTACACGCGGTCGTCGTATCCGCGTCGAAAGCATTCGCAGCAGTCCCCTCCGATGACGTGTAAGTCCCGGAGAGTCTGGTGACTTGCCTGAGGTTCAAGGACATGACGTCCACAGACCCGACCGGCAGAAGAACTGATCTTTGGTTCTCGTAAACAGGAAGGATCACTTCGTCGATAGTCCACAGTGGGTTGCTCGCAGACGACAGAGCGGATAGCTGTAGATGGAGCAAATCCAGGATCGTTTGAATCGTCTCCGCCGTTATCTGCTGAGGGACGATGCTGCATCTTCGGCACACATGGTCGATCAGCATCTGAGAGGAGAAGACCGTTTGTCCGACTGTTCCGCTAGTTGCCATAGTCCTTAATCCTTAACTCGGTAAGACAGCATTGATGTTGTCAATGCCCAATTTGTCTGGATTGAGGGGATCGGCAATGCCGTCTCCTCCCATCGTTCCAGCCCCGATGCCTGAGAGTTCGGGAACAACAGTCCCGCCACCAGCGAAGTCCAAGTTAGTCAACCACAGAAGCATCATCCCTGTCCCTGGTAGCCAACGATGGTTATGTAGATCGTAGTTATCGCGGCGCTCACGTCGAAGTACAGAGCGGTGTTGGCTGTCGTTTGCTTCAAGGGAACCGGGAAACTCATCGCGGTTCCTCCCGTGGCTGGAGCAGGGAAGGTCGCCAGTACAGTTCCGCCACTACCGTCCAACAACTGAACGAAGCCCATCGTCGTCGCGTGTGCGTTGTGGATGATGATCGAAGAAACGTAGTTGTGGATCCCCGCGCCACCAGCGTCTAACCCTGTGACTGCTATTTCGGTTCCTGCCGTATTCGAAACGCTGTACGTGACGATCTCTTGGGGAACGACGCATTGTCGAACTATCTGAACGCCGCTTAGATCAGCCGCGATGAACGTCGAATCAGCCGCAGCTACCTCGGTTAGCCCCTCAACTGAGGCTGTTGCCCTAGCTGCCGTTAATACTGGATTACCCGCTGCCGCAGCGTCGTGAGCTACGTCACCCACAACCTCTAGTGTGTTGGTACTCGCTGGTAGAGTGACAATATCGACATTACCGATATTGTTATCACCGGCTGCAATACTGAGAATGTCTACATCGCCAATGTCTACGCCCGTATTGGCTGCGAGTTTACCAATCGCTGCCGATCCAGCTCCGAGAACAACCGCTTCCCCACCTAGAGTTATAGGCACATCGCCCTGCCCCGTAGCGTCCACAAGTAACGGCGTCATGCTGGCTATGCCCTGAACACTTCGCACTTGAGCGTCTGCGGTCCCGGCAACGCCTAGAGCAGCGTCATGTGCCGCTGTAGTAAGCAAAGCAGAAGTGTTGAGATTCGTTCCGGCATCCGCTGTGACAGTGCCATCAACCGTAATTGAGTTGCCGCCGTCTTGAATGTTGACCGCTGACGCCCCGGCAGCATTGTCTACCGTAACGTTGTGTCCGTCTGCTAGCTGTGCTGCTGAAGTTGCTGCACCACTGGGTAACGGTAATGAAGCGGCTGTAACGGCTATAGAGGCGTTGTCTACAGTTACGGCGTGACCGTCAGCCAATTGACCTGACTGGAGAGCTTCTGTTGCCACCTTGATAGCTGCGGTATTTATATCGTCCGTCGCCAATACAACTCGCTGACTGCCGTTGCCCGCGTTGCCCGCGCCCTTAGTGGTCGGAGAGCCGCCGACCTTCTGTACGTTGATGTTCGCACTGGAGACAGAACTCGACACCTCGGCGTTGATCGATGTAGAGGTATGCTGGTTCGTGTGGTAACTGACCTGATCAAATACGATCCCGGCTAACGTGTCAGATTCATCATTGAACGCCACGCCGACGGCAATGTACGTGATCGCGGCAGATGTCATGCCGTTGCCAGTGATGCCGTCGTAGTCTGCGTCGCCGATACTGAGTGCGCCAGTCTCCCATACCGCAGCGGTCAGCACATCTACTGGTAGTCGCCACTCGTTGTAATTAGAGGAATCTGTCCCTAGTCTGAGAAAGCAGTAGGCGACATCAGTCAGGTCCGGAAGGTAGAACGATCCCTGCAAAATATCGTGCGGTGACACCTGCCCTAGATCAACAGAGGACAGAGTCTTTTGTATTCCAGCGAAGATCGTGTTGGCAGCGCCGTTCACCTTGTCGAACGTCAGCGCCGCGACTCCCATAACGTGCTTCGCTGTGGTGGCGAGGTTCAAGGTGTCGTTACCGAGCACCGTCCACCCCGTCGTCACGTCCAGTTCGTCGAAGATGTGGTGAGCCTCCGCGTTGACGTGCAGTGAGCCAAGACTGTCTATCGTCAGAACATCGTAGTCATCGTCAGCGGTGCCTAAATGAACCTGATCTTCTTTGTGCTTGGCGAGCAGAGCAACGCCAGTGTCCGTCGCCCCGACGGCACTATCGATTGCCTTGCCGAGATTCGTCGCTCCGGTTCCGGGGACGACACTGGTAACGTCAACGTCGCCAATGTCCACGCCATCGTTAGCAGATAGGATTACCGCGTGACCGTCAGCCAATTGCTTCGCTGCCGTGGCTGCTCCAGTTGGGAGAGGCAGAGAAGCGGAAGATACAGGCAAAGGACTCGCGGCACTTACATCTGTCGCAGAACCATCTGCCCCATGCTGAACTTTAACCCGTTGGTGCTTTTTACCTCCAATCTCATCGGCTGCTATTGTGTCGCCGCCTGATCCGGCGTTTAGTTCAACATCGTCGGCCATTATCCAACTCCAAGTAGTGTTAAGAAATTGCCACCCGATCCCAGAGCCTTCAATACAACGCACATTCCTGACATCTCACTGTCAAACCCGTCGTTACCTAACGTAGTGAGGTCATCTCCTCCATCGCCGTGAGCTACTCCGTGCGCGCTGCCGCTGACGCTGTTCTCCAACTGTTCCGAGAGTGTATCGTAAGTTAGTGGAGCTCTGTTTGCGCTCTGAGCCATGTGTGCAGAGATAATCATGTCACCTGGATCGCTGGTCGTCACGATGGCCAGCGTAGTCCCTTCTGCCTGATCGTTTCCTGTAAAGATCGGATCATCCTGGTCGCAGTCTTGGAACGTCGCGAATGTGTGACACATTTGAGTATTGCTATGCGTATCACTGTAACTTACAGTTGTTCCCACCATCGCTGCAATCGCCGCCTCGTTCCACGCGAGTATATCAGTGGTGAAGTCGTTCGTCCCGTTTTCGAAGAAGCGGTGCCCACTCACAGTCGCCGACTGACCTCCAACCGTGTATGTGATGACGTTCTCGTTGTTCGCCTGCCGAGTAACAATCGCAATGTGAAAGCGATCATTGGCAGAACTGATAGTGTGATCGCCGGAGGGGTTGCTAGCCTTATCCAGCACATTGGACACAGCCGAATCCCAGGCATCAAGTATGGAGACAGCCATGCCCTAATACCTGAGATTCTGAACGTGAAAAAGACGAGACATCGGGCTAGTCCGCTGAGCTCGAGAGCTGACTGACGAACTCAGTGGTCAGAGAATTGACGTGCTCCGTCCTTAGAGTTAGAGCAGCCTGACCCTCCTGAAGAACGCTCGCTTCCTGGGCTAGCGAATCCGACAGCCTGTTCAGGTCTGAATTCCTGTCGTCAGAAGCTACGTCCTTCCGTGTGGCATCGGCCAGAATACGTTTGGCATCGGCCAGCGTAGACTTGGACTCAGCCTTGACAGATTCTGATTCCGCATTGATTGCGTCGCTCCTACTCTGAGCATCGCCTAAAATAGCTGCCGCCTCAGAGTGAGCAGACTCTAAAAGCTTCTCCGCTTCCGCCTCAGCGCGGTCCAAAGTTTCCCGCGCCTTAGAAAGAGCCTGCTCCGCCTGAGCTCGCATCTGAGCAATCTCATTGGCGGGTCCGACCAGGGCTACAGCTTCGTCCGCTGACTTCTGAGCAGCCTCCAGGCTGTCTATTCGGGCTTTAAGTTTAGCCGGGTCCGAGAGCAATTGAAGCTCCGAGAAATTACCTCTACTGTTAAGTCCCATCTCTGTTAACCTCCTACCCTATAGCGCCAGACTGTATGACAGACATCACACAAGTCCCATCGCCCGAGTTAGTTCTAAGACGAATGGCCGTCGGCGGGAAGGCGTAGTTGCCATCAACGTCAGCGGTCTCGGCTGCCAGTGTGTCGTGATCGTACCAAGTTCGAATCGCCGAAGCGTTACCGTCGAACACGTCGTCAAACGTGTGCTCCACATCGACGTTGACAGTTCCCGTGATGTCCAGCCCGATGCCGATGTTGGTCGGAGATTGATACTGGTCAATGGGGATTGGTATAGACCCGCCGACACCGTTCGTTCCAACAGTGAGAGCATCCGAACCGTTCTCCAGGACAACTGCCCCGAACGATCCTTGGGTCATGGTCTCCGTCGTAGCGACCGCGTTTCCTGCTGTGCCTGCGATGAGGGACGTCAAGTCCATCGTATCGCCCGCTCCGGCCGCCGCACTGGCATCCGTGTTGGCAGTTGTCCCGGTTCCGTACAGAGTCCCCTCACCCGCGTCGTTGTTGATCGCGGCAATGAGGTTGTCTATGGATACGGAGGCAGAACCGCCGATGTCAACTTCGTTGGCAGCAGACGGCGCAGCCTTCCAAGTGTACACCTGAGTCCCAATGGTGACGGTCTCGTCTGCGACTGCGTTCGCTGCCAGAGTGAGAACTCCAGTTGCTACAACTCCGAACGCGGCTGACGCGGCTATCTGGGTAACTGTCATGTAGTCCAGTACAGACACGGCTGTCCCAGCATTCGGACCTGTAACGTCCTCCGTTATGACACGACCTTGTTCGTCGGTCCCAGTTATAGTAAACGTGACAGCCGACAGATTTTCACCGGACGTGAGCAGAACTTGCCTCTGCGCATCTAAAGTGGCGACACCTCCAGACGCGAAAGCGCCGCCAATCGTAAGATCTCCAGCCGCAAGAAGACTTTCTGCAGCCGAGACTCCATCAGCATCCGCAGTGTCTAGCTGACGTGTTTGTCGTATAGGTCTCATAGTATGCCCTCCTACGGGTTAAGAGAGCTGCTATCGCTCCATCGCTGCGAAGATGTAATCGATCGTCATCGTCTTCGCTGCTGCCGCGCCGTTCTGAATTCCGAACGATACGGTAAGAAGCTCATCATCCGGAAGACTGGTGTCAGGCGTGATGCTGCCGAGAACAGTTCCACCAACTGAGTACCAGATACGATCGATACCATCCCAGTAGAAGCCGATCTCCAAGTCAGTCGCGTCGACGACAGTTGAGATTGCAGAAGCCGTGACAGCAGTGCTGTCCTTGATGGCTAGGAAGTCTAGATCAGTATCGCCGTCGTCTTTGCGGAAGTAGACGCCGTCAGTAACTGCGAGCGGAGTCGTATCCGTAATCTGCAGACCAACTACGAAGTCAGACTGAGTCGCGTCGCTAACCTGGAGGAGAGCCTTGAAGAAGGCTTTCTTGCCAGTAGCGAACAAGAAACTCTCACCGACCTTGTTGAAGAAGTCAGCGTCGTCATCGGCGTCATCGTTAGTAACGAGAAGTCGACCGCCGTTTGCATCGGTCAGCGCCTCGGTAGCAGCGCCAGCTCCAGCTTCCGTAGTCGTAATAGTCCAGTCGCCAGCGACGTACCTGTGAAAGTCGTCGTGGAAAATCTGGAGCTTCGTCGGGTCTGGCATCGGAAGCGAACTGAAAATGTTGTTTACTGCGTTGTTAGTGATTCCGTTCTGGAACCGAGTAATTAGATTGTCATTAAGCATTTTAATCTCCGGTTAGTTCATGGCCCACCGTTTAACATCCGGTGGAGGTAAAAAGCGGGAGCCCGTTAACATTGGGCTCCCACCATGACTTAGAACCCTCTTGCAGAGTCCTGGAGTGGGTCTGTTTTATAGACCAGGAGTTCCCCAGACTGCTCGCGGATCCGTCCAAGAAGGAACGTAGCGTTCCGTGGACTTGTACCGCATTGAGTCAGTCTCGAAGTCACCTTCCATCGACTTCTCGAGCGCACGTCGCTTCATCATCTGAAGTCCCTTCGGCGCGTCGGTCCCAATCCACCAAGCGGTCGTGCTGGTGATGCGAGACAGATTAGCCTGCCCCTCAGCCAGCATACCCATGGACTTGATCGGGTTGATGTCGTTGTTAGCCGTTCCAGCGCGCAAGACACTCTTGAGCAACACCTCAGCCTGGAAGATCTGGCTCGGACCAGTAATAATCTTCTTCGGTGTGAGGCGAATCCGCTTGCCGTTATTATCTACGGCGTTGCGAATCTGGATCAGCATCTGCTCGAGAGACGTTTGCGAAAGAGCCGCAGCGGTCGAGAGCAGATTGGAGAACGTTCCCGCAGTTCCACCCGGTGCGAGTGGGTGAGTGGTCACGTTCAAGGCGACGTTATCACCTCCTAGAAATGCGCCGTTGAAGGCGCGGTTAAAGATGTTGGCGCACAGCGTTTCCTTCGTCTCGATCATGCTTTGAGCAAGATGCTCTGCGTAGATCTTTCCGATTTTGATATGATCGCCATCTTCCACGAGAACTTTGGTCAGCGCGAAGGCTAGACCGTAGACTCGATAAACGTAACGCTGAATGAACAGAGTGCCACCGGAATTGTAAGTGACCGGCATGCCATCGGGCAGCTCGGGAGCTGCGCCGAACCCGAACAGGACTGGCTCTTCATGGTAGGAACGTTTGATACCTTCCCTCGCAGTGAAGCAACTCTTCCACTCATCGGCTCTCTGATCGTAAACTCCGTCGAAGACCTCGTTAAGGATCGGCTCGACAACGGACCGGAAGTCCTGAGACCTCATTGGTGCTGACATAGTTTAGATCCTCCCTTAGACGGACGCGATTGTGGCTACGGACTGATGCTCAGAGAACTGAACGAGAGCTATGGTGAACGCGTCACCCCAGTCGTTGTCCGGTCCTGGGTTCACACCAATGACTCGCAAGCCAGCGTTCGCTGCTGCTGTTGAAATTCCCAACGCCACGGACGACAGACCTGTCGTCGTGTTGCCAGCGAGAGCTGTCCAGTCATACTGCTGAAGCATACCCGTGAGGGCGAGGCTCGCATCTGCCTGGATCTCGTAGACAATATTTGGGTCCTGCGTGTAATACGCACGAACGTTCGTCGCGACGGTACTCGCTAACCATCGGTTGGAATTCTGCTGAATTCCTTCCGAGTCGGCGTACTCGACACCAAGGAAGATGCCCACTGCCGTAGTCCCAGCGGCGGCGACTTCGAGAGTCCCTGCTGCTGTGACCCGAACCGGGGATCCCTTGAAGATGTTCGTCGGGTACGCTGAAGCGATGCTTCCCATCGAAGGTCTGGCTACGCCAGACGGATGATAGGCGACTCGCAATCCGAACGGAGCTGCTGATGTACTCATAAATTGACTCCATTAAATCAGATTTGAAAAATCAAAGCTGGAGCCAAGTCCTACTAATACTCGCCGATCTGTTCGGCGAACGAACCTGGATCCCGCACCTGGCCCAGCTCTTCCGTGCCTTCTTCGACCTCAAACTTAATCCCACGTGACCCGCTCTTCGCTGCGCTTTCAGCCTGCTCTCGAATAACATCGATTACAGATGAGAGTTTCCCCTCTTCTTCTAGCGGTTGGTTGTGGTGAGCTTCTCGCATGTACATCTCATAAAGATGAATCGGAAGTTTGAACGCAACCATCTCGTTCACACCGATACATCCCTGGTACTCTCCAGTCTTCAGAGACGCGTGTTCCCAGCCGGGGACATCGTTCTGTTGAACGGGTTCGTACCCAAGACGAATTCTACCTGCGATAGAATCTCTGGGATTTGTAGTTGTCAGCCAGCAGACATGATACCCTCTAATTGGCGGTAGGTCGGGCAGCACGGACTGGAAAAGTGTTTTTCGAAACTCGTCGAGTCTTGCCGCGTCTGTCAGCTCTCGATTTTGCGCACCATCCCTATCATCGGAGGCACGACTACGTCGAGCTTGACTTGGCGTTCGCTCATTACGTCCCGCAGTTGTCTTCTTGATTGTAGTCTTCGCTTTCTTCTTCGAGGACTGAGAACCAGAGGACTTTCCTATTCTACTATCTACCACGTTATAACTCCCTCTTTCAGTGAGTTGTTAAAATTAAATTTGGTCGGCATGTTCTTCATCCCACTTCGCGTAGCGTTTCAGTGTCCGCGCGCGCAGTATTGGATCGTCCCAAACTCCGGCCTCTTCCATCGCCTCTCGGCGCTCCTTAGTTATGTGGACCTGATTGCTCTTCAACCCCGATCGCCCACCCGGAGCGCGGAATTTAGGTCCCCTCTTTCCGTTGGTCTTTTTCTTGGGCTTGGGGTTATCTTCGTCACCGTCATCGTCAGACGCAGAAGCAAGATGTGGAAGCCTCACAGCGATTCGCTTGTCCAGCTCCGTGTAGTACGCCGCAGTCCCAGGACTGTAACCCTCACGAACCAGAACTCCGTCAATCGCAGATGCGATCGCAGAATCTTCGTCGCGCTTCTGGAAATCAAACCACTGATTCCTTCCGTGCCACTCACGAAGAAGACGAACCGTCTCTGGGTCAGCGGCTGGAGCTGGCGCGGGAGCTGCCTTCCTCGTCTTGAAATTCTCCCGCTGAGCTACTAAGACAGCCTTTCGATCGCGAAGATCGTCGCGGATTCGTAGTGCCTCAGTGGCGTCCTCTCCGTTGCTGGCAGTTGTCGCAGTGGCGTGAACTTCTTCGGCGCGTTTAATCGCTGAATCAATTCTGTTAATACTAGAATCAAGTGTAGATTCCTCACCCTGATCCATGCGAGCTGCCATGGACATGACTTGCTTCTCTAGGTGCTCACCTCTTCCTCGCCAGTATTCTAACTCCTTCCTGTCGCGTTCCCTGGCTGCTCGCTGCCTCTTCCGACGGGTCTTGTTCTCTTCCCGCCTTCCAGCCTTCGGGTCGTCGTCATCTTCGTTCTCGCCGGCTCCGACTCTTTCGTCGCCGCCTTCATCATCGTCGTCGCCGACTACTCCGTCCTCATCTTTTCCAGTCGCAGCGTCGTCATCGGTTCCTTCTCCTGCAGAGATATCCTCGACACCTTCGCCGACCATTTCGAGCTCATCACTCTCTTGGTCTTCGTTTTTGTCGTCGTTATCGTTGCTCATTCTAAAAGACTCCTTCAGTCTTTGGTCAGATTAAATTATGTACGCCAGGGTTTCCAGAGCCCTGTCCTCTGGGATTTCGCCACCCAGATCGTGATCCCTAAACAGCACGAACAGCGCTGAATCTCTAGAGTTAGGCACAGGGACTTGCCACCGATCTCCGCCATACTTAGGAGAACGTACAAACATCCCCGGCTCAACCCACAATCCCTCAGGCCAGAGTTCTCCGGTATCGCGGTTGTGATAGGCCAACGGTCCGAGCGCAATGACTTTCGCTACCTGAGTGTTCCACTGCTCAGTTTCGCGCGACTCCTCTGGAATATAGATGCCGCCGGTAGTCATAGTCTTCGGGGTTCGTATCTGCACCAGAACCTTATCCCCGAATGGCCGAAGGCCGGGATCGACATCTGGGAACGCCGACTCAATTGTATCGTAAGCCATCTGGCTGCGAGGATTCAAGCGAGCAACCTCGCTCGGCCCGCCACCAGTACTCGCCGACGATGCACCCGCATCCGCCAGATTCAAACTACTTTGTTCTTTCGTCATTCGCTACTTCCTCCATAACCTCTTCTAACAACTCCACGGCGCGACCAAGACCTCGGTACTCCCCGCAGGCTACTCCGTACCCGAAGACCGTAGGGTCCTGAGGCGTGGACAAGCGAGCGTGTGCCAAATCATCCTGTAAGCCTTTGGCTCTGCTGAGGAAAAGTTCTAATTCCCGTTGCATAGTACACCCGCGTTTGACAACCGCGCAACAACCCGAATCGCCCTGATTACTACCATCTGTTCTTCATCGTTTCTCACTCCGTAGTCTCCTCTTCTGTCCGATGCGTCTAGACCGGACCCACCAAATCCCCGCAGATTCCCGCAAGGTTCCTCAATATACTTCCAGGGAACAAGTACGCACGCTCACGCGCTACCGAGGGACATTTGACCCCGAATGTATGGCGCTTCATGGGTTTATACCCGTTCCGGTGCTGAGGCTGGTCTTGTCCCCAGAAGCAATCTCTGCTGCCGCGATCTGTAGCGCCGTCAGGTTGTCCTGAGTATTTCGGCGCTCTGCAGATCCCAACTCGGCGATTGTACGCTCGTCGCGTGCGCGTTCTTGAAGCATCAGCTCGTGGAGCCGTGAAGCTCTCGCACTCGCTGCTAGTGCCTCTTCCTGCGCTGCCGACAGAGCATCCGCTCGTTCCTTTACAGAGAGTTTGGCAAATTCTAGTTCCATGTCTTGCCGATCGCTTTGAGCCTGAGCGGCCATCTTCTCCGAAGACTCCTGCGCCTTCCGCTGCGTTTCTGCCTGGGCGTTCGGGTCGACTGGAAGATCTGGCATATCCGGCTTGAACGACTCCAACATCTGCTGGACGTTCTGCACAATCACGGGGACCGACCCGAACAGTGTCGCTGACCTAGATAATACTAGAGACGACCCAGAAGCGAGAGTTCTGTCCATCTCCTTCTTAGCCTCCTTATCCTGATCAGCCATGATCTTCTGCAGTCCTTCGTCATCCAAGTCAGTGGCCTCCTTCAGCAATTCGAAATTGGTCTGAGCGTACCACAGAACGAGATGCTCCTTGAGATGTTGCATCGCCGCTGGCAAGAACGTCGGAGCTATGATCGGCAACTGCCCGAACGTCGGATCTAAGACATAATCCAGGAGGACCTGCATGTGGGCAAGGTGATCCTGATCTGGGAACGCCGAGACTGGTCTGCCGAGAGTCATCGCGATGTTCTCGTTGACCTGATTCATCGGCTCGACTTTCTGCTCGGGGATCAGGAGTTCCTCTGGATTGGGAATCTTCGTTCTGTCCAGGAGCCTCTTCTCGACGAGTCGACGGTTGTACAGTTCCGGATGCGCATCTGCTCTTTCGCTGACAATCTGAAGCTGAGCAATTCTTTGGACGTCGCTGAAGATCTGCGGATCGGCGGTAGGTATGACATCCATAGGTCCCTGGAAGTCTTCCCTGTACGCTATGACCTCCCCGACCTCTTCGCTGACCTGCTCGTCAGTCATGTACATCTTGTTAATGCGGTGGAGAATCTCGATGACCTTGGTCATGGAGTGGTACGAGCGAAGATGGATCGCTCCCATCACGTGCATCCCATCTTCCAACATCGCCAACGTCGTGCCGACAGGCATGTTCGACTTGCCCTCTGCCATGTGCTCCATCGTTGTTCTCACGACACCCTTACCGGCGTCGACGCAGAACCCGAGGAGTTGGTACAGGACGGGAGACGGCGAATTGAACGGCAGATGCATGAGCAGCTTTCGTATGTCGTCCGAACCGACGCCGCCACTGATCTCCGTAATCTCAGCGGCGTTCAACGACTTGGTCTGGCCGGAGAAGTTGGCTCCCTTCAAACGAACCGCCGTCGGTATGTTGTTCACGTGAGCCGCGTCAAGCAGAGCTCGCAGCGCGCCGGTCGCCGCTCCCGACAGGCTACCGATCATCTGGCCGAGTCCTATCGAGTACGCTCCGCGCCACGGAACGAATGCAAACTCGACCATCCACTGCATCCTCTCGAAGTCCGGATCATCCTCTTCCCAATTACGAACGACGCTGACTATCTTTCCGGTCGGCTCGTCCATAGAAATTATGTACGGAACGGGACGGCCTCCGTTCTGCTCGTCCTCGTCGAACGCGTGGAACATGCTGATCTCGTACACGATCCGGACGCCGTCCTTATTATAGTAGTCCGTGATCGCCTTACCCTCCGCGGAGTCGGAAGCCTTCTGAGCCTCGGACTGCTCCGGGTACTGAGTGGTCGTGACTCCCTCAATGTCCAAGTACATTTCGTCCATGACCCTGGACTCGAACTCAGACATCGTAATCGGCTCGGCGTACGTCTGACGCTCGGCCGAGTAGAAACTGGACGCGGCGTACGGAATGTAGACCTGATCCTGCGGGACGTACTTGGGAACCGCTCGGATTCTGTGGAGAGACGTGTCCGGCGTGAGCCTCAGGTACTGCGAACCGTTAAGAGACATCTGCGGCAGAAGCTGTTCAATCTCAGGACGGAACTCAGGCATCTGAGTTAGAAACTGCCAGTTCATGTAGTCTTTCTTTCGGTCCGCCTTCTCCAGACGATCTGGGCTGGACGTTGTTCCCGGTATGTAAGTTCGAACCGGACCGTCGGACGGGACCAACTCTTTAATCGCGCGCGAGGCGTAGTCGACAGTAGATTCCGTGAGCAGAGGATGGACTGCCTTGCTCGCGCCATCAAACGCCGCGCCACCCGGAGCTTCCTTACCGAGACCAGTACGACGGATTGACTCCGCGTACTCCTTGTCTCTCTTGGATCGTGTCTCCTTGTCTATGTCGATCGCTTCTTTAAGTACAGTCGCGAGCGCGGTTCTAACATGGATCGGAATGCTCTCCGCAAGATTATCGTAGAACTCTCCCTCAGTTCCCTGAGAAACATCCCCTCCTTCCGGCAGAGTTACTATCGAGCTGCCATCATCCAGCATCTCGACGTCTTTGTCAGTGTCCTCGAACTCCATGATGGAGTCTCGGACTTCCTCTTCTCTAGTACTCATACTCGGCCTCCTTCGGCTCTGTCTAATAGATCGTACTTAAATAGCATTCTGTGAAGGGAGGCGTCTTCACTCTCCGGGGCATCCAAGTACTGATCCATCATGTCATCACTAATTTTCTCAACTCCGGCGGGTCTGAGTCTCTTGTTGCGAGGAAGCAGAACTTCCTTCTCTCCCGCGAACCCGCCGATCCTTGGGTGTACATATAATAGAGGGTCGTTTTCGGGGATGCCTATTTTAATCAGGCGATCCACTCTCTCGGCGTCACGATTACGAGACTGAACCCCGGATTTGAATGCGGCTTCAGGAGCTGCGGACGTAGACAGATACCCTGGCGAGTGTCCAGCAATAGGGCGACGTCTGTCACCACGAAGAATTCGGTACACGTCTGCGGGTTCGTCCAGTCTAGGTGCTTGTAGAATCGTGTTGTCCAGAGCGCCGATTATTTCTGGGAACTCCACGGCTCGATTCATGTCTCCGTATATTTCCATGTCGTCTGTCACCTCATCCTGGAGCTTCCAGAACTTGGCAGCCGACTGTGGTCCGCGGATTTTATCTTGGAGCGCGAGTGCTCTATTGATCGTGGCTCCCTCACCTCCGTATAACTCAACGGCGCTTTTTCGAAGCGGAGAAAGATTCTTTCGGTACAGCTCCTGGAGCCTGTCCAGGACATCTGCTAAGTATGCTACGCGACTACCCATCGTACGTCCCCGCAGATGTTCGCTTGACTTTCTCCGCGTCCATGCGAGCCTGCTGACGCTTGATCTCAATGGGATCTTTCTTGACAGTCAGTGGTCCGATGTGGTCGTCCATCATGAGTCGCAGTGCCTGCGTCGTCGTGTCCAACAAATCATCGTACTCGATACTCCCCTCGCCGATGTAACTACAGACCTGAGTAATCAGACCGTCCGCCCAACTTCTGGGCTGACCGGCGTTGACATTGCTCTCTATCGCCCAGACTCTTCGGTGAGCCCACATCGGACTGACGACGTGGAGCCTGGTCAGCTTGTCGGCCTTTCCAGGATTGTATCCGTGAGTGAGGACATCCTCCTTAGCTAACTGCTGACGCGCGCTGATACCGCTCGCCTTCTCCTCTATGAGTATAATGTCAATCGCCTTTCCCTGATGCCTCGGGCGATCCACGGCTCTCCGTCCCAGAGGCTTGAGCACCGGCTCGTCCGCGTCACCGTACGTCAGCTTCCGCTCCTTCTTGACACGAGTGATCAGATCCGTGAACCCGAGCCACTCTTCCCAGCAATCAAGGAGCATCACATTCTGTTGCGCGTGTCTGGAGTTCTTCTCCTTGTGCGAGAATAGTCCCCACACTGAACACGCGGTCGGGTCGTTGGACTGCTTCTTCTTGTCGTGCTGCTGCTCGGTGTACGCAGTGTCCAAGCTCATGACGATCAACTGGAACTCAGGAAGAGGCTTGCTCGCTGGCCAGAGTCTCCACTGACTGCGACGGACAATGCCCTCCTCCTCAGGATCTAGGATCTCGCCCCAGATCTCTTGTCGCCCGACCTTCGTTCCCTCGTACTTCGCGACGTTGTCGTAAAAAGTCTGCGGCAAGTTCTCCCGATTCTCGTACGTAGATCCGGTGACCGTAACACTGTTCGGGTCCTTGTCCAGACGACGCATGAACGGAGTCGGCTTGGGAGTCCCGGTCCACATGACCTGCGGGTGGTCACCTAAACGAAGACCGAACCACAAGTTATCCCACGCATCCTGAGGATACTTCCACGATGCTATCTCGTCGCACCATGCTTTGTGATACTGAGGTCCTCGCAGTCGTTCCGGTGTATCCCCGGCAAATCCGCGGATGAACGAGCCGTTCCAAAGTGTGATACTCGGCAGTCCTCGGTTCTGGTCAATAATTAACTTGTCCGGTATCACGGACAGAAGACCGGTCGGTCCCTCAAAGCATGTGTGTCTCACGTCGTCGTGGGTCGGAGCGACGACGGCGTAGATTCCCGAGACCGCGCATGCCTCACCACCGAGCCAGTTCGCGGCGCACAGAGTCTTCCCGAAGCCTCGTCCTGAACGCACTCCCCAGATGGTCTTCTCGAACGACGCGAATGTCTCAGGCGGGAACTGCTTCTCCCGAGCCATCCCCTTCCATGCCATCCGCCATCTTAGTAGATGAAGCTCCTCTTCCGTGAACCCGTCCAGATCAGACTTGAATTGAACTAGGTTCTTCGGCAGATTATCCAGGTCAGCCTTCGGCATCTCCAGATAATCGAACGCACTAAAATGTTGGACGGCGGCTGGCATGATCGAAGCCTACTCTCCGCCGAACATCGTCTTGCAGATGACTGTGAACAGAGCGTCCTTCGCCTTCTGTTGATTCGGCAGTTGCCAGTACGGCAGGAAGCACGGATGCGTCTTGGAGACCTCATCCTTGACCATCCCATACCGCCAGCCCTCGGCCTTCTTAAGATCCAGCCAGCTCTCGTGGGACTCCTCCGGCGTCATGCTCGGGTTCTCGGAGTGTTTCTTTACTCCTTCAAACGCCGACGTTCTCTGCCACTCGGGAGACTCGTCCCACGGAACCTGACTGTTGTCTCCAATCGACGCGCAGTACGCTCGGTTCACGCTGTGCGCCAGCTTCGCCACTAGCCACAACATCCTGTCAGATTCTAACTCCTCCGCCGACGGCGGTATCTTCTTCGCTTGCTCGATCATCTTCCTTCCTCCTCAGTTACAAATTAAGCCGGACGCCATGGATCAAGCACAGTCCCAGCTCCCTGTAGTGCCACTGCGTTGACAGCCACAACATCGCTCTTCATAAGGCCAGCCACAGTTAGCGCCGCAGGGAGTCTCGCGGTTATGGAATCGACTATGGCGTCTATTGTTATGACTCCCTGACCAATCGCGTCTATGTCGGTGGCGAAGTCTGTGTCGGTAGCTTCGCCAAGGTTGACATAGTTTGCCTCCAACGAATGTAGCGTCGGATCGTAGTCACTCCAATCACCGGCTGCTGAAACGACATCAGCTCCCCAACTGCCGTCCACAATTTCGTCGGTCACTGCTACAGCGAACATGTGATCTAGATGTATGTCAGCAAGTTTCGTTGCCATTGTGGTTCCAATAGCGGTGAGAGATACTCCATCCTGGTACTGGAATCGGTTTTCCTTGAACCCAGATCCCTTCAGTATGAAAGTAACTGTCCCGTAGCCCAACGCAATGGACAGATTCGGCGGATGAAACTGATACGCTCCTGGTGCGTTGGTCGCGTCCGCTTCTTTGAAGAACCCTGACGTATACGTCCCGAGCGTTCCCGTTCCCGTCAAGGTCACAGCAGTCCACGTGGACTGACCCTGAATTTGGTAGTAGCAAGTCACGCCACTGAAAACAATCCCCGTCTTGCCTGCCCCGGTAGACACCGTATCGTCTTCCAGAATGACAATGTCGATAAAACTTTCTGTTCCGCCTTCAATATTCAACTTAGCCATTAGCTGCTCATGCCTCCTGATAAATTAGCGGTCATGCCGCCTATGAAATTCTGTCGTCCGTCGCCTGAGAGTACTATCTCACTGATGGCCATAGCAACCAGTGCGTGACTGTTAGTTCCTGAGTCCGTCCATCCGAAAGTGAAGTCTGATGCCTGAGCCGTTGTCTCTCTTGATGCTAAGGCGACACGAGCGCCGAAGTCGTAATCGTGTAGCGCCGTCATGCCAGAAAGAACAGTGCTATTTCCCACGACAGCTTCGCTTGTCACCATGCCGCCGAAAGCCATACAAGTTCTTGAGGCGTAGCTCAGTACGACACTCGCACTCGTTGAACCGGCATCCTCTACCAAATCGCTGTCCACTACCTCTAAGTCGCCTGCTGCGTCAAACGACACAATGACAATTTGAGCTGCTCGGGTAGACCTCAGACCGGCGATTGATACGCTCTGGGTGCCAGAAGGCACAGAGGCCCCAAGAAAGTACAGATACGCGTTTCCGGCGCTGGGAGCGGCGACTTGATTGTACGCGTACTGCACTTTGGTCATCGCGACGCCACCGTAAGTGATGCCGGTTATCCGCTCAGTATCTTCGTTGTTTGTCCCGACGAAGACCGCGACTCCTTTCGGAGTTCCAGCAGCATGGTTGTTCGCCTCCGGGTCTGCCGGAGTTGCATCCTCAATCTCAGTGACTACGTCGACGGTAACGGTCATGTCTATGTCGCCTTGAATATGTACGCAGTAAGCGGAGCGACCGGAAAGTCGACCGACTGATTAAGAACCTTGCTCGTGTTGTCGTACCAGATGTCGTCCCTAAGAATGGCCGGAGTGTTCGCCACTGTGAAGGACGCTCCGTCCGCAGGATGCGGCAGACGTGGTCCACAGCCGCCAGTGTAGCTATCCCATATCGGACCGGCATCAGCGTGAGCGTCGTAGTACGCCTTCCTGAGCGCGTTGTTGTACGTCGCAAAGTCTACGCGGGTCAGAGTTTCACCGGACGTATAGATAGTCCCGGCGGATGCCATCGCCGCCATGTCTGCCACTGTGAAGACATCCTCATCGTTGGCTGTTCGTGTCACCCACGGATTGTCTAGATGTAACGGACGGACGTAGTCAAATCCCGAACTCAGACTTTGGTTGTCATCCTTGGCCGACGACAGATTCATGAACACAACAAAGTCGCCGAATCGCCTGGCGAACAGAATTCGGAAGAACCCCAAGTTAATAAAGTTCCCGGCTCCCGCGTCATCCGCAGTCCACGCCCACGATCCTGTGTCAACGTTACCCGCGTTGTCCGTTCCGCCCTCGGTGTACGTTCCTAACGGAGCTGGCGTTGACCAGTTTGTATCGCAGTCAAGGAAGACTACTTCGGAGATGAGTGCAGATTCTGAGGTCAGCCCTCCGCCCGATTCCATGTTCATGTTGGGGACAGACACTTTGGGGACGGTCTTCGCGACTGCCCAGAACATAGCGTACAGCGAAAAGTCCTGCGCCATTAACTTCTTATTCGCAGTGGTCATGCTCGTGTACGGAACGTATCCGTAGTAGTTCTGCGAGTACATCGTTATCTCTGGGATGAACCCGTATGGTTTAGTCTTACACCAGTCACTGACGCTGTCCGGCACGTGAGACGCTCCGAAGTACATCTGCTTCATCATACGGGCAGTGTCTGAGGTATCTGCCTCGTATCCGTGAGTACCATCCTCTCGAGGCGCTATTTTCGCATTACTAGGAGAGAAGTTCTCCCCGTGCGGAGTCTCCATCAAACCAGTGAATGGGTGCGGAGATGTGGCATATCCGATCGAAGATCTTTTCTGCGTCAGCCCTTGGGATATGTTGCCCCCGTAAGACAGCACGTTCTGCCCTCCGGCGATGACACACGCAGCACCGATGGCCGCTTTGTACGACGTTATAGCAGCAGCAGTGAGCACCGCTCCCGCCATGAAGTTCTCAGGAGTACCGTCCGCGGTCCAGTCCACGTTGGTCGTACTGGTAGACGGGTCACTCACTGCGTACGCCCAGTCCGTTGGGCTCGCCCGAAGAGCAGAGTCCTGCGGCTGATTGCTGTTCGCAGTATTCGAGAACGGCTTCAGATATATCTGGGATCCCTTCGCTCCTATGATCTGTCGGCAGACGTACGTCTTAGAATTACCTTTCGGCGCGAACCCGACGGAGTGTACTTCCGTCACTTCCTTCATGCCAGCAGGTATGGCCGGAGAGTCGCCGTTCACTCGGCCTATCGGGAGGTCGTTCGCCTCCACGGGAATTCCGGGGTCACCATCTAATGTAACAATGGTCGCCTCTCCGGGGGAGTTACCTTCCGTGCCGTCTATTGATGCCACGGACCCCGACAGCAAAACGCCTTCAAGTCCGTTAAGCGTTTTCGGAATTACTAGCCCGGTGCCGTCCGACATAATTCGCATTATGTCGCTCATGTCTTCCCCGTTCAGGCTCGACGGGGTGAACGTTGATACCTGCGTGCCCACAAGTACGTCGGCCATTATTTTAGCGTACTCATTGTAGACCAGTGACTTCGTGATGTTCAGCAGGAACTGTCCCTGCTTAGATGAGTTGAACGAGTTGTTCTGCCCTCCTATGTTAATTTCCTCATCCCGATTCAGAGCTGGGTTGCTCGGCGTAGACGTAGCGTTGCGGAACACCATCGCGTCGGTTCGGTTTATCGTCTGCAAGAACTTCGATAGAGCGTGCCACTTGTGCGCTTCCTTCAAGTTGAATCCAGGCCACGAGTGGAACGGAGGATTGTGCAACGTCCACACTTGCAGTGGGTTGATCTTCCAGAAGTCGCGGATGAGACCCATGCGTACAGCTCTGCTTCCGTTCCATATCAGTTGCGGCTGGAACAGCGTGTCGTCCACCACTCCGAACAGAACGTTCATCGGGTGGCTGTTATCTACCAATCGTGTGTTGATTGCTCCCTGACACAACAAGAACGAGCTGCTATGCTCCTGCGGATGCGGGTTAGCGTCCTGGTCTTGGATGGTTATCGTTGCGGTCCCGTTTGACAGCGTGTCGTCGCCCGAGACCTTAGTCAGGACGCACGTGAAGACCAAGTTCCCTTGTTCCACTCCATCTCGATCAGTAAGCGTAATCGTAATCGTCTTGTTCCCAATCTCGCCAGCTTCCCATACGAGGTTCGGCCCGGATATCGCAGTGTAGTCCGTACCCGATACGGCGGTGCCGTTCACCGTTGTGAAGGATATCTCGAGGCGAGTCAACGCTGAACCGGAGCGAGTCACGGTAAGATCGAACGTCCCCACCTCTTCGCTCGGCATGTACGTCGTCGGTGAGAACTGAACCGTCTCCGACGCGACAACAATACGAGGAACGAAGCTCCCTGCTAGTATCTGCATTGTCTCAGCCTCCCTGTCTCTGCGATGTGTCTAGTACTCAAAGGACTACCTCCGCAACTAGCCTGTCATCCTTGTCGTAGAACTCAACGATCTGTCCCGGTTCAGTGGCGAGCTGTACAAAGAAGCGGAGCTCTAAGTCTGCTCCGTTCACACTGGCACGTACGGCGTCAACGCCTTGGACATCGTACAGTGTCGCAGTATCTACGAACTTTGACGTTACGATACCGGGTAGCTCGCGCGCTTCTGTAAGAGCACCTCGTAAGTACCATGTCGTATTCAAACTAGGCTTCAGCCTCTCTAACTCTGTCGCTCGTATCTCTGCCGCGTCTTGTCCCGAGCTGATCGGTATCTCTTCCGTGTAGATGATCGCTCCTTCCACATCTCGCTGCTCGATGATGTACTTCGCAGGCTCCGTCTCTCGGTGGGTGATGGTCATAACTTCTCCATTGAGCGTTCCAACGCTCTGTCCTCGGCCTCGTGGAGTTTCTCGCACCACTCACCGCAGGGAACAGACTCGCCTGTCTCGGTGCTCCAGTGTTCTCTAAGACCGTATGTCTTGCGGGTCTCTCGTGACGATGAACGAACGGCGTTCACGTTGCAACACGAAGTTGAGTGGACGCCGACTCCGTAACAGACCTGACATCTGTCAGTGCCTGAAACGTAATACGCGTCCTTCATAAGCTCTTCCAGACTCTCCTCGCTGAGGTCTGGCTGTCTGGCTCGCGATGTGAACGGAATCACTAGCAGTGCAGCGACTCCCTGTACAAATCCTCTCCTCGTCCTCACTCCGGGTTCTCCTTGCTATTGATCATGCCGAGCAGTGTCGCCATGACGTCGTCTCTGGATTCTTTGGTCTCCATTTGTAACGGCTGTCCCGGCGGAGTGGAGTGTTCCGTGCGGTCCTTGTATCTCTTCGGCTTGTGCCCCTTCAATACAGTCTGTAGGAGGGAGTCTGAATACTCGGTGTACTCGCCGGTGATCTCGCCCTTGTATATAATGGGCTTCGCATAGCCGTCTCGCCCTCTTCGTATCGCCTCCGCTTCGAGCCTGTCTGCCGCCATGTTCTCTGCATGCCGACATCCCTCCGAGAACGCCTCGTCGTTCTTCTGCCATGACGCGTACGCCTTCCACGAAACTCCGGCCGCGACCAGTCCGTCTCGTACGATTCCCTTGTTCGCGTAGGCTCTTAGAAACACCATCTTCCGTTCGTTGAGCTCGGTCTCGTTCAGGATGGCTAGATTGTCGCTGGCAAAGAAGTCCAGTATCTCTTTCTTCGCAGCCTTCCCGCCTGATGTCGGCTTCCGCCTCGTGGGTCGGAGTGCCTCGTCGGCGCGCTTCTCCGCTGCTGTACGTCCTCGTTTCTTGCGACCTCTGTGACCATGCTTCTTCTTCTTCTTCGCGCTCGTGTGGGAGGCAGACTCGGCCGACGCCGCGCTCTTCTTCTTGGCAGTGCTCTTCCTCGCAGGAGACTTCCTTACAGTCTTCTTCCGAGCAGAGCTCTTCGTTCCAGTCTTCTTGGTCACGTACTCTCATCCTCCCGACACTTCCATACGACCTAACAGGAGGAGCGCAGCTCGCTCCCCAGACACGGTGGAGACTTGGAATTACACGCACGGAGACACGACATCGGGCGAGCGAAATGGTGTGTCCTAAAGAGACCAAGCGGAAGACGAACCCCGAAGGCGAACCGCGCTCCCTGGGGATGAATAATCCCACGGTAAAACAACCCCAACAACCTGAAACAGTGAATCAACCTTGAAACGCTCTGAAGACCTAGGAGACACTATGAAACGCTTGAAACACTATACTTAATTTATATATATATCATCCTTCAATAACTTATACCTATAATTAACTACAATTGGAAAATAGGTACAAGTGGGTCAGAACGCTCACCCGTTTCGGATACCCGTTTCACGTCCAATTTACTCCCGCCAGAGAGCGTAACCCACTGTTTCTGCGCAACAATCCACCCCGTTGCTATCTATAGTAGTACCAGGTATAACTAGCGACATTCCGTCACTTTTGACGGACGTACAATACATCGTATTACACTAAAAACGGAAGGAAAACGCACTCATGCCAAAACCACAATCAGCCACGCTGACAGAAAACTGGCGCTCGGACGCCAGAAACCTCACCGACGAGCCAGTGTCCCCGACGCTTCGGAGCGCAGTAAAATCGGCCAATCTACTGCCCGAGGACATGAAGCATCAGTACACTCTGTATCAGCACATCCGAGTGACCGAGACGCTGAAGGCAATTGCCAAGGCGGACGGCATCTCCGTCCAGTCCATTTACAGATCCATGTGTCAGAGGTACATAGACGAGCGGATGTCGGAACCCGACAAGAAGACGTCCGGCAAGAAGTCAACTAAGAGGGTCACGTGAAGGCTGCGGAGATCGGACGGATACTGAGGCAAGAGGATTTAGATGGCAGCGGAATAGGAACTCCCTCTGTTCTTAAGCGACTTAAGATAGGGCAGACGTTATCAGTACCCCAGACTGAGGCCAGGACTGGGATTGACGACGCCATGTGCTACGAAATCCCCTACTACGGACCGGACGGCAAGTCACTGAAGTATTCTAGATGGAAGTTGTTAAACATAGGACACGGTGAACTCGGGATCAAGTATTACCAGGACGAGAAGACGATCCCGCATCTGTACTTCCCGCAGATCATAAACTGGAAGAAGATATCGCAGGACACATCGCAACGAATCCACATCACGGAGGGTGAGAAGAAGGCAGCATGCGCGTCGCTCATGGGACTGCCGTGTATTTCGATAGGCGGAGTCTGGTCGTTCAAGTCAAAGAAGTGGTCGCTGTCTAACATCCCAGACTTTGACTGGGTCCAGTGGACCGGCAGAGAAGTCGAGGTCTGCTACGACGGTGACATGTACAGCAACGAGAACGTCTCACGGGCTCTTTCTGCTCTCACTGCTATGCTTGCCTCACGTGGAGCGCGAGTCTTTATAAGATACCTCCCTACGACAGACAACGTATCCAAGATGGACGACTACCTCGTGAAGCACGGAGTGGACAAGTTTCTGGAGGACTTGCAATGCGAGGAGGCAGACTTCAGTAGAGAGCTGACGTCACTCAATGAACGCGTCGTCTACGTGGAGTCCATGAATAATTATCTGAGTTTGGCAGACGGTAAGATACTCCGTGATGAGCGAGCTTTGGATAGACGCATGGGAACGACGAAGATTAAGAGCGAGTCGGGACAGGACATTAAAGCCACGACCGTCTGGGCATCGTGGCCTCATCGCCGGACTGTGAAAGACATTACCTACGCTCCCGGTCGGGACAGATACCACGACGGAATGTACAACGAATGGCGCTCGTGGGGATGCGAGCCTAGACGCGGGTCAGTGAAGTCGTTCCTGGAGGTCGTCAGAGGCATTGAGAACTGGGAGTGGCTCCTTCAGTGGATGGCTTACCCCATACAGAACCCGGGAGCGAAGCTGCTCCAGGCTGTCGTCCTCTGGTCTGTGGAGACGGGGACCGGCAAGACGTTCATCGGCAAGATCCTGCGACATATATATGGATTGAGAAACTCAGGAGAGATAACCTCCACGTCTCTGCACGATGGAAGATTCACCTGGATAGCGAACAAGCAATTTGTTCTCGGCGAGGAGGTCAGTGAGTACTCCACGAAGATGAGTGACTACAATGCGCTGAAAGCCGTCATCACCTCGAACACTATACTCGTCGACCCGAAGTTCATCGCGCCTCATGAATTACCGAACTGCGCGAACTTCATGTTCACGTCGAATCATCCAGATGCGATGCGTATAGAAAAGAGCGACAGGAGGTTCTTCGTGGGAGAGTTGAACATCCAACGACCGCAGAAGTTCTGGGATAGTTTCGACAAATGGGCGTGGAGTGAGGACGGAGTCGAGAAGATACATGAGTTTTTATTAAACCAAGTCGACTGCTCCAAGTTCAACCCGAGGGAGCGACCACCGATGACGGTCGCCAAGTCCGCGATGATATACGACGGCATGACTCACACTCAGCAGTGGTGCGATATATTATTGGCTGACTT